TACGGCGGTGCACATACCTCTATCCAGGTTAACTGGGATTCGCGCGTTGACCTCTAATGCCCCCCAAGAAATCAGCCAAGAAAACCAAGGCTCCTAAGAGTCAGCCTTCGGCATCCTACTCGCAGTTTGCAAGTACGACGCAGTCCGGCGCTCGCCGTATGCTGTTTATCGGCGGGGTGGCTGACCAGCGAACCGAGGTCAACTCAGCGACGCGGACGGCCATGATGGCGAAGTCCCGCTGGGCTGTCCGTAATAGTCCCATCTACAAGCAGTGCGTGGACGAGGCTGTTTTAATCTCTGTTGGTGACGGCCTGATGGCTCAGTCCCTGGCTAAGAACCCGAACACCGCTGCGGCCTACGATAAGTATTTCCGCGACTGGTCTGTCCGTTGCGATCTGACCCGGCGCTACAACCTAGGCCAGTTGCAGTCCATGTGGATGTCTGGTGCGATTATCGACGGTGACTCGTTCGGCATCCTGACCAATGACCCGCAGACCGGGGTTCCAGCCGTCCAGATTCTGGAAGCCCACAGGGTCGGCACTCCCCGCGATGCGTTCAACAACGCCAACGTGGACGGAGCATACCTGGGAACTTTTGGTGAAATCACTGGGTGGAATGTCTACGTTGGCGACGCCAGCAAAGACCGTTACGTGCCTGCCTCTGCCATGCTCCAGATCATGGAGTACGACCGCCCCTCAGCTGTGCGCGGTTACGCTGTGCTTCAGTCGAGTCTCAATTCTGTCCAGGATCACCTGGAGGTCTTCGGCTTGGAGGTCAGGGCTGCTCGTACTGGGGCCGACCACACGCTCATCCTGAAAAAGCAGGGTGGCGTTTTGCAAGACGACCCAGCCGCCAAGTTCTCCGGTGATGCTAATTCCTGCGAGAAGATTGCCAGCCAGATGGGCGGCAAGATGCTGGTGGTAGATACCAATGAAGATTTAACCCAGCTCGCTCAGACTCGCCCCTCGGCTGCTTGGATGGGCATGATGACCGCCATTGAGCGCGACATCGTCCGTCTGCTCCCTTACGAATATCAAGTCACCCCTGGCGTCCTCGGCGGCAGTTCAGTGAGACTAGTCGCTGGCCGTGTGTCACGATGGGCCGGGAAATGGCAATCCATTCTCATCGATTCCCTCGACCGCGTGTACGACTTCGTCATCGCTGACGGTATCGCCAAGGGCAAGATTCCCGACGACCCTGACTTCAACCGTAAGTCTTGGATCACGCCCCGCGACATCACTGTGGACGCTGGCCGCGAAGCCTCTCAAGACCGTGCCGACCTGCAGATGGGTCTTACCACCGCCGCTGCCATCCTCGGCAAGAAGGGCGTCACCTTTGACGACACGCTGGAAGCCCTAGCGGTCGAAGCTGAGAAGCGCGTCCAGAAAGCCAAGGACCGTGGCCTACCGCTTTGGATGCTCTACCAGTCGCAGTTTAACTGGCTCCAGCAGGGACAGGCGTCCAGCCAGACCCCTACTGACGTCGCCGACAACCTTGACCTTCCTCCTCCCCCCTCTACCCCATGAAGTGTATCATTGATGGCCTGTCCGGTGAACCGATGCTCTGCGACCCGATCAAGGCCGCGAACCATCTGAAGTATGCCGAGAAGTACGGCGTTATCGACGGCGTGCTCGATATGTTCTTCAACCCTGTCGTTAAGCCTTACGTTACCCAGGGCGGGACCGGAGTCGTGCAGGTGTCGGGGTTCCTTGCTATGGGCCTGACCAAGTTCGACAAGATGACCGGAGCCTCGGACATGGGCGACATCAGCGACGCCATCGACGAGATGCTCGCCAACCCTGCCGTCAAGCGCATCGCCTTTGAGATTGATTCGCCCGGTGGCACGGTAGTCGGTACGCCCGAACTCGCTGACAAGATTGCCAGCATCCCCCTGCCGACGATGTCCTATGCCCGCAAGCTCATGGCCTCCGGCGCTTACTACACCGGCTCCCAGGCTGACTACGTTTATGCCAGCCCCTCGGCGGTCGTGGGTTCCATCGGCGTGATCGCCGTAGACGAGTCCTACGAAGAAGCCTTCAAGAACATGGGCATCAAGGTCGAGGTGTTCCGTGCCGGTAAATACAAGGCCCCTAACATCGCAGGCGAAGGCTACACTGAAGAGATGCGCGAGATGGAAAACGATACCATTGAAGCCATGCATGAAGAGTTCAAGCAGACCGTCCTCCGCAAGCGCTCGATGGCGAGCCGCGACGACATGGAAGGCCAAGTGTTCACTGGCCGCGAAGCCGCCAACAAGAACCTGATCACCGGCCTTGCCTCATCCTTTGCCGAAGCCCTCGTGGCTTTTGAGCAAGACGCATAACCTTACCCACCCCGCAATAGTATATGACCATCGAAGAACGCTTCAAGGCCGCCGAGGCCGCTGTCGTCTCCCTTACCGCTGAACGCGACGACCTCCGCAAGACGGTCGAAGCCTCTGTCGTTGACGTGTCCGCTGAACTCGAAGCCCTCAAGGTCGAGTCCGCTGCCCACGCTCAGAAGGTTCAGGAGCTGGAAGCCGAACTCGCCGCCGCCAACGCTAAGAACGCCGAGCTGGAAGCCTCCAAGGCTACCGCCTCCATCGAAGCCGCGAACATCCTCGCCTCTTCTGGCGTCGCTCCTGTCGCCGCCCCGGTCGCCCAGGCTGCCGTCGGTTCCATCGTCGAGCAGTATGCCGCGATGCCTGTCGGTGCTGAACGCCGCGCCTTCTTCAAGAAGCACAAGGCTGTCCTCTTTTCCGCTAAATAATCTCTACCCCCAAATATAACACATCATGGCTAACACCATCAACAGCGCTCTGATCGTCGACACCGTCGCCGAACTCAGCCTCACGTCCCTCTCGAACCGCCTCGCCGGCCTCGCTAACTTCTCCTCCGACTTCTCGTCTGATGTGAAGCGCCCGATGGACGTCGTTCAGGTGGCTCTCTCCACCGCTGGCAGCACCACGCTGACCAACCCGACCTCGTTCAACAGCATCGGCGCGTCCACCCTCGGTGCGACTGCCGTCACGATGGCCCACCTCTACCAGCCGTTCGGTCTTTCCTACGCTGACATCCAGAATGGCATCCGTCTGGAGAAGATTCTGAAGATCAACATGGACAAGCTGGCCGACTCCATCTGGGCCGCCGCTACCGCTCCTATCACGGTTGCTAACTTCGGCGCTGCCACCGTCACCGGTGCTGACTCGACTGTTACCCCTGGCTCTGCTCAGCTCCGCGCTCTCTGGGCTGGCGTCTCCAAGGCTGGTCGCAAGACCCTGATCGTGAACCCGGGCATCTACAGCCAGCTCATCCCGACCTCCACGACTGGCCTGCCTCTCTCGGCTGGTGCTTACGGTTTCGACGGTGGCGTTTTCTACGCTAACCTCTTCCCCTCTGAGGCCAACCTCTCTGGTTTCGCCTGCAGTTCCGAAGCCATCGCCCTGGCGAGCGCGGCCCCTTCCTTCGAGAACGTCGGCAGCGACTTCCTCGTGAGCGAAGTCGTCCCGATCGAAGGTCTTGGTATCTCGGTCTACTACAACGTCTGGTCTGACCCCACCACTCGTAACCTCGTCGGCTCGATGGAGCTGATGTTCGGTGCGAACAAGGGCATCACGACTGGTACGATCGCCTCCGTCTACAGCGCCTAATCTGGGCTGACGGCCTGAAACAGCCCCCAGCAATGGGGGCTTTTTTGTATCTCCAATTCCCCACCCTCCCTCCCTATGAGCATTTACGATACATTCTTACCCGATTTCCAATCTTTGCTAGCTGATATAGGCGTCCCGGCTACGGTCGGGGCTAACCTGTTCCTTGTCGGACTGTCCCGCCCGATGAATACCCCTAAGTTCGACTCTGGGGGCTTCGTTGACCAGAAGATGTGGACGGTGCGTTTTGCCGCCGCTACGGCCTCTTGGACGGCTTCTGATGGCCGGGTAGGGGGTCAGGTCGCTACCTTGGCCGCAGGGGTTCCTATCGCCGCCCTGGGCGAAGGTAAAAAGTTCACCGTTAACGGCCAAGTCCTCCGCATCAAGGGCCAGTCCTACAAGCAGACTTCAGCCGTCATCGAGCTAGAGTGCGTTGACGATAACCAGTAATGG